CATAATGGAAGTTTTAGGGTTGGGCAACATGCCGTTTATGCCTGAAGGACTATCAGTAGTTGAAAACGTATCAGCAATGATTGCGAGCTTAGGTTCGCAGGGCGTTATGGGCTTGATCGCAGTATGGGTACTATGGGCCATTTGGAACCGTAAGTAAACTTACTACTTGGCAGGGGGTTGATCATCCTCTGCCATTTTTTTGTTATGTCTTTCAAATGTCTCTCTATCAACATACTGAAACACAAGTCCGTGTGAACTATAACAATAGATTCCCTGATTTTGTAATTCTGTTTGTGTACTATTGTATTCTTTGAAAAACTTTATTATTGATTTTATCATAACAGTACTTAGTTAAAGTCAAGATTAACCCCTAGCTAAATTAATAACTAGGGGCTGCTTGTCTAATGTACTTGTAAGGACTATGTCCATTTAATCTTTATTTTTTAGTTCCACTCACAAACGCATAAAACTTATCAGCTGCTTCTAATACTGCATCTGCGCCAGGTACTTCTGGCATTGTAACTGTTGTTACAACTTCACCAGTATCTGTATCACGTTTTACGGTTTGTTCCCATCCTGCAAACTTTGCATGATAGTCATTCCATACATTACCTTGTGCCATCTCTAGCACCTTTGTACGGATTTCATAGCCATTCTTGTTGGCTTTTACTTGTGGCATTGCTGTCTTCATCATGTCAGCAAATGTTTCAAATTGCTTTGTCAGTTGTTCATTCATTTTGTTACTCCTGTGTGTGTGAATGTGTAGTGTTATTAATATAACGTATTATTTAGTATTTGTCAAGAACAAAGGCAACTATTTGCCGCCCTTTTTCTTTTCGCCCTTGGGCTTTACGTATGTATGATCCGGATCTATCATTAGTAACTCGGATACATTTTACTTTTGAACTCAGAGATCTCATCAGCTTTTTTATACATGCCTCTGTTTCTTAGTTCTCTAATTGCCATGCAGTATGAACGATATTCCATTGCTTTCATAAATCTCTTAAACATATTATTTGTCCTCCAACATCAAACGTTTTGCTTCTTCGTAAAAGCCTTGACGATGTAGTTCAGCGGCTGCTCTTGCTCTGCCTGCTGATTCACCAAAAGCCCATACGCCCATTGCAAATGCTACTGCATACTTGCCAAGTGTTTTGATAAACTTTGGTGTTTCTACTGGTGTGTTACCTACCACTTCCATTGATTCTTGCATTATACCCAACCTCTCAAGTTGCGGTTTGCTTCTACAGCTTCGCCACGTAATGCTTTTGGGTATGATTGATTTGCAATAAATTTAATATCGCCACGAGCAATACCAATATCATTAAGTTCGTGGTTTGATAGTTCTGAAAGTGCTCTGTATGTTTGTTTGATGTTTCTGCGTCTGCGTAGTTCGGCACCTAAGTTTTTGAAAAAGTTAGCGATGCCGTTTAGTCCAACTATTTCGAATGTGTTTGCTACCAATGTAGTCATTTTTCCGTTTCCTTCGTATATATATGTATGTGTGATCCGAGTCTAACTTGCGTTAGTTTTACTCCTTCTACAGTACATATTTAACATGAAAAACCGGTAAGAACAAGTGCATTACACGCAAAGACGTTATGCGTGTAATGCAAGTGTGCGTTTATGCGCAGGTTTAGTTTACACTAAGTTTCGACGATCGATAGGATCACCACGTAGCATACATTCCATTACGTATGCTCTATCATGTTCTTGAAACTCTGTTTTCACATAGTTTTCAAGATTTCTCATTCTCATGTCTCTTGGTAGTCTGACCGCAGTCATTACACTACCAAGCAAGTTTGCTATAGTTGTCATTGTTTTCTCCAATATGTAATGCTGTCTTATATGGCGGACGCCCGTTGTCTTTTCAACGTGTCAGGTCGAAGGTGTGAATAACTTCTCTTTTCTGGCCGTTTTATTTATGAACAGGTTGACAAATGCTAATTAAAAGTGTAACGTAATGTTACTTGTGAGCGACGGGGTAAAGCCGTCAAGCAAAGGAGAAAGAAATGGACGCACTCACCTTATGGAGCCTACTTGGCTTCTTATTAGCTGCCTATGCAGTTATAGCAAACGATTCAGTACAGACTCTCGGTACATGGATGGCATCAAACAATGAGAGATTCAACTACAAAGTATTATGGGGAGCAGCAAGCGCAGTTCTACTAGCCACACTATGGTATGGTTGGAGTGTAAATGGTGGAGACATCAGTTACGGCAGATTAAACAAAATCCCATGGCAAGAGGTACAATGGTATCACGCAGCCGCACCTGCTATTCTTGTAGCACTTACAAGAATGGGCGTACCAGTTAGCACAAGTTTCTTAGTGCTGTCAGTATTTGCTAGTACCTTTGTACTAGAGAAGATGCTTATGAAATCAATAATGGGCTACGGTGTAGCGGCAGGCTTTGCATATGTAGTATGGTTTGCAATACACAAATACTTTGGCCGTTGGTATGATGAGACTGAAAAGGTTGCTGAAAAGAACAAGAAGTTTTGGCGTGTAGCACAATGGGTAGCAACAGGAGGCTTGTGGTGGACTTGGTTGTCACATGACATGGCCAACATTGCAGTGTTCCTTCCACGTGAAGTTCCACTAGACCTAATGGTGTTGATTAGTTTTGTATTTGTAGGCGGCTTGTTCTTTATGTTTAGAGAACGTGGTGGCAAGATACAACAGATTGTTCTAGAGAAACACAACACAAGATATGTGCGTAGTGCTACACTGATTGACTTGTTCTACTGGCTATGCTTATACTTCTTTAAAGAGCTCAACGATATTCCAATGAGTACAACATGGGTGTTCGTAGGCTTGTTAGCAGGACGTGAGTTGGCTATGGCAACATACTTTGGCAAGAAGAAAACAAAGAGTGTGTTTCCGTTAGTAGCAAAGGACTTCGGTAAGATGATGGTAGGACTAGGCGCAAGTGTCGCACTAGTACTAATGATCCATTATATTATTGTACCAAACGGTTTGTAATACCCATAGGGTCGGGTTGTGACGTAATACACACGAGCAGGGCCACGGTTAGCCCTGCATTTTTTCCAAGTTAGCAATATAGTTTGTCATTGAATGATCACTGAAACTATCAACACCGCCTTGCTTTAAACCCATCCACATTCCTCTGCAACGATCTTTAGTACGCTGCCAAGGTGTGAGCTTACGCTCTAGCCCGTGTGCATTCATGTAATGTTCTGTGCCGTGATGAATGTAGCCCATAGCTCTTAACGGTACTCTAGTAACAATATCATTATTGTTTACCCAACGATGATGTGCTACATCTAAACTACGACAGTAACCACGCCAACCTACTCTTGGCGAACCGTATGTGTACACTTCCTGTATATCAGGCATGTCAACATCGCAGTTGCATCTACTAGCCATAATAGTTGTCATAGCAGCACCTAAACTATGTCCACAGAACCAAACGTCCTTGTCTCGATTAGTTTTACGTGCTAGGTCTTCAGATATCATAGGCCATAGTTCATCTACTTCTGCTTTGAAACCTCTGTGTACTCTGCTTACAGTTTCAGCAACAACAGGCATTGCTTTCAAGTCTGCTTTGATATCGTTGAACTCACTTGGTTGTGTTCCGCGACAAGCAATAACTAAATCTTTCTTGTTCATAAAACGGTATGCCTGTGCTCCGTCTTTGTTATAAAATTCTACTGTGGTAAAACCAAGTTTACGTACAAGTTTTTTTACTTGCTCTATGTCATCGTTATATGCTATACTAGCTAAGTTAGCAAATAAGAGACTACGCTCATGGAATGTCATTTCTGTTATCATTTTCAAGCCCTCACTTATAACAATATTTATTAATCAGTATAACTAAATACACATAAGGAATAGAACAATGAGAAAACGAACTAGAGGAATACTTGAAGAATTAAGTCATATCGGCAGTAAAAATCAGAGTGACGAATTTCTACAAACAACTGGAACAAACTTGATTGAAAGCGCATGTAATCTTATCAAGCGAATTCACGAAACTTATGATGCAGAAACAGCAAACGATCTTGAAAGACGTTTCTTGAATAGTATACGTAACAACAATCCACGTAAATTCAAAGTGGGCATTGATAAAATTAAAGAGAGCAAGAGATGATTCTTAAAGAAGGCGGCAACGTTTTTAAAACACCAGAGAAAGAACCTCTTACCCAGCGTATCGGTACACCACAGGTACGTCCAACTGTAGACTTTATAGAAAAGATTACAGGGCTAGACTTTGTTGACGATGACTTGCTAGGCACAACTGGCAAGAAGGTCGATGCTGACGGTACATTTGAAAAGAATTCATCAGGCGATTTAGATCTAAACACTGATGCAAATAAAATCAGCAAAGAAGAATTAATTGCTAAACTAAGTGCATGGCTTAAGAGTAAAGGTGTTGATGACGCTGACATTATGAATGTTGGTAATAAGAAAACAGATGGCTGGATTAAAGACGCAGGCGATCAAGTACACTTCCGTATGCCAATCCAGGGCGGCGAAGGATATGTTCAAACAGACTTTATGTTTACAACTAATCCAAACTATCAACGTGGATCAAAGCGTGGCGGCACAGCACAATTCTCAGGCAAAGATAGAGCTATTTTGCTATCTAGTCTCGCAAGAGG